GCTTTGCATACATAACCATAATATGGCTTACCTCCTTTAGAGATACCTTGTTTTAGAATATGACCATGTTCGCAAGCAGGTGCCTCGTTAGGTGTTGCAGATGCAATTTGATCTACAACTTCGCTAACTGTCCATTGTGCAGGATCATTCTCTTTATTCTCAACTGCAAAACTTGCTCTAAGAGCATCTTCCACAGCTGCTGATTTAGTTCCTGGTGGTGAGTATCTGCGCTCTGCTAGTTTTTTCTCATATTGATTTGGCTCAACATCTACCTTTTTCATATCATCTTTGGTTGCAGTTTTGTCAGACCCTTTAAGTAGAATGATTGCTCTACCTAAGGCGCTTGTCGCAGTATCCTCAACATAAAATTTCTTCATGTTAGGAATATAAGTTTCTCTAGATCCAAATGCAATGTTGCTTACAGCTGGTTGTTCATCTTTGCTATCTCGCCACAAAGTCGATTGAACCAATATGTAGCCATTGACTGCATCATGGCTAATTACTGAAATGTCTGATCTTCCAGACGGGAAATTTGATATAAACCACTTGTTCAAAGTAGCCACATCTTCATAATCCTTTAGGTCAAAAGCCATTAGTTAGTCCTCCCAGTTTTCATCTTGAACTGCGTCAAGCACAGTTTTATAGACAGATCCATAGGCAATGAAGTCTTTGATACTGTCGTAATGATCTGGGGTTTCACTAAGCCTAGAAACCTTGACCAACGCCATACATAAAGCAGCTTGGTGTGGTGTGATTGGGAAATCGAGATATGCAGACCATAAGCCCGCAATTCTTTTGTGGTTGTAGTATGGATGTCCATAAACACTTCCGCGCTGTTGGATCGTAGTAATGACCTCATCAAACAGGCTTTCAGTTTTTGTCATAGTCGAATACTTGATCTCGTTTGGCATCGGTAATTCTTCGGTGCATATCAAAGCCGTCTTTACGACCCTTCCAATATCCTGATTGGAATGCGTTGTCTTTGATTGTTGAGTAAATGCCCCAACCAATGAAATAACCTAGGATTGAATAAAGCACAATCCAAGGTGCTGTTGTTTCTATCATGTCGCTCCCTTACATATCCACAGCATCTCTGTGAATACATAAAGTATGACTTAAAGCAATGACCTTTGGTTAATTACTTTCGGCGTGTTCTATAACGATTAAATAACGCCAATATCCTCAAATTCATCGATATGATCATCAATCGAACGATCCCGATAGTCGGTTTCAAGCCCCATATACCTTACCCTCAAATATAAAGCTGCCATCTGCATTGATTGGAACAGTAATTACCTGCACTTTACGATCCTTAACATAAGCCACAGCAAAGCCAGTTTGCCAGTTTGCGTAGCCTCTTGTGTATGCCATGCCTGAACTGCTTAAATCTACTAAATTACCAACCTCAACACCCCATAGAGTGCGCCCTAATTGCCCTCTAGAAGCCTCTGTAAAGGCTGATTGCCCTAATCTATGGGTATGCCCACAGACTACGCTCTTTCCTAGCCTCCTAGCCCCATTTAAGGCTGTTTGACCCGGCACTTGACTAAGAGGAAAAGCATCACCATGAACGGCAGTCCAACCATGCGCCCAGTCAACACCAAAAGGATGAAATTTAATTCCTAACTTGTCGTAACCCATGAACTTCTCATATTGCATTTCAGGCAGATTTAAGAAGCTGGGCAATCGTTTCTTGATTGATCGATAAAGTCTAATTCCATGATTGCTGCCTACCACATCAGTTACGCCAAGATAAGTTAAAACCTCTTGGGTCAATACTCTGTCATCATGGATATTACCAACCATCTCATCGATAGTATTGGCGTTAAAACCACCAAGTTGCGGAAGATCAATTTCATCGCCAATGCAAATAGTGCGGTGTGGATTCCACTTAGATAAAAAACGACCTACTGATTTAGTTGCCTTCTCGTTAAAGAATGGCACTTGAAGATCACTGACAAACGCTATGCGCTTAATCGTCATCCTCATCGTCAGTTGGATCTATTGATGGAATAATCCCGCCATCACCTACGACCCAATCAGGAAAAGTCTTATGCTCGGTCATTAACCAGAATGCGTGCTCTGGTGTAAATCCTGCTTTACGAGCTGCTTTGTAGCATTCATGCAACGCAATGTAATGCGCATCAATCTTTGTTGGATCAGGAGTTTGGCGAACTACGCGACGATTGATCTTTTTGCGTTTGATAGGTTTTCGTGTGTTCGCCATAAAATAAATTATCGCTTACTGATTAATGTAAACAGTTCATCAACACGCTGTTCAAGTCGCGTAATTTGGTCTTTGATCGAACTTCCAGAATTGGGCTTAAGTTCGCTTAAGAAACTTTTAATAACCCATCGTAGAGCCAGCAATAAAGCGGTCGCGATACTGCAAACGCCAACGCCAAATGCGACTAGTTCGTTTGCGGTCATTTCGCATTTACGCCGTAATCAGCTTCTTTGCCTGAACTTGGATCAATTGCTTTTGCAAGCGGTGCAATTAACGCACCAGCAAGAATTGCAAGTTCTGGTCGAATGTCTGCAACAATTGCCAATAGGACAGTAATACCAGAGGCTGCAACAGCTCTTAAATATGACTTAATTGCTGCTTTGTGTTTGTTGGTTAGTTTCATTATTTGCCTCCTAGTAGTGGGATATCGAAGAACGCTGAATTGTTATCTTGATCTTTTTTGAAACTGACATGGATGTGATGATGATGGGGATTGCCTTTATATTTACGCCAACGCCAACCAAGTAAAGGCGATGCAATACGGCTTTGATGTATTACATAACTGATGCGCCCATTAGTTTTCCCATAGGATCTAATTTGATCTGCCAAATATGTTGAAAGCCCTTTGTCGTCAGAAAGCCGAGCGTCAATATCGATTGCACGCACGCATCCTGTTGCATCTGGATTGTGGTCGCTTTTTCGTGTGCTATGTCTAGCATCACCAATCCACCCATCAGATTTACGCAAACGCTCTGGGAAGCAATCATCAGTTTGCTCTCTTAACTGAACAGCAGCTTTAGATAACCAAGCCTTCATTAGCCAAGTATCAATTTTGCTTCATCAGCAGTTAAACCAAGCGCAGCAAGTTTTGCAACTGCTGAGGCTTTAGTTGCAATTGCAGGATCAATTATATCTAAGCCCTTATGATCTGATATTACCTTTTGCGCTTTTGCTTTGTCCTTATCTGCAATATTCAAAATTAATTGACCTGAGCCATCAACTAGCACCTCATCAATAATAATTCCAACGGCTGCTAATTCATCTATCAAGCTTGTACCATTTAATTTAGTTGGTTGTGTAAATATCATTTATGCTCCAATCAAAAAGGCTGCAAATGCAGTAATTCCAGCTGTTTCATCGTCACCACGCACAGTTAGATCTCCACCACTATTTTGTAATCCAAACATTTCTACATAATCACCCTCTGCCAAATCCATTATTGCAGTGTACGCGGTAATAGTAGGAAAGTTACCGCTAGTTGTGCCAGTGTAAAAACCAGCAAATGAAGATCCATTTTTATAGAAAGTAATTCTTCTAAATGATGTAGCGTTTTGGTTGAAAGCAATATGACCAAACACTAAATACTTACCTGCTTTGCCAGCAGGAATTGTTATTCTTGATGTATTTGTCGAAGTGCTGTGATAAGAGTTTGTATCTAAACTTTCTGTATCAAATGTAATTGCTGTTTGTGTGTTATTAGAAAGTGTTTGTGAAACACTCTTTGTCAAAGAAACTCCAGAAAATGTTGCACCGCTTGCAGGTGTTGTCCATGCTGGAACTCCACCGCTAACAGATAAAACTTGACCAGTTGTTCCAATTCCAAGTCTTGTTTTTACATTTGCAGTTGATGAACGATAAGCAATATCGCCGAGAGTTGTTTCAGGATTTAAGTTTTTGGTTGTTGTATCAACAGATGAACCAAGCGTGCGAATAGCAGCTGCGCCATCTTTAACCAGCGCGGTGTCATCTGGTGTTGTCCATCCGTAATTAGTAGTGGTTGCCATTTTGTCCTATTCTCAGGATACGATTGTAGCGTATTCCCATGTCAATGTTGGGCTTAAAGTGTTCCAAGCCTCTGTAATTGGTGTTGTATTCCAACGCATCGCCACTTGACTAAACGCCACAGGCGACAAGTTAATTGTTAGGAATAATTCGTTGAATCTAGTGCTCCATGACCAGCCTTCAACATAACCTTCAAATTCGCCACTTGAAATTTGAGTAGGTAGGTTTTGTATATTTAGCGGTTGACCCATGAATACCCCAAGTAGATTATCCCGATCACTATTGTCAATCTCAGGATTCGTAATTGGAAAAGTAATGCTTTGAAATGCTGGTTGTGGGAATGCTCGTTGAGCAATATAGCGATCTGCCACAGCTTGAGCATCTATGGCTGAATGAAGCACCGATTGAATGCTTTCCGCTTTGTAGCCATAAGTCGCAATTGAGGTCGCAGATGTTGCTGTTTTTTGAGATCCAAAATTGTTGCCATAATTAATATACACATCATTTCGAATATCACCTGATCGAGTAATTGTGCTTAGTCCTTGACCTAATGCATGTCTAGCATCAAGATCAACATACCCATTGGCTAAGAGATAAGTTTGCCTGTGGTCTGCATCCGCATATCCGATATTTCCTTCATTGTCCTCATA